GCCATATTATCTGCTGCCTAACAGGGAAGCCCGAAAGAATATCTGCACGATCTTGCATGAGGCCGTTTTGTACCCGCAATTTATGGTTGTAGAAAATGGCACCTTCGGAATCTAAACACCGCATACACTCTGACAAGACTTGCCGCTGCCATGCAACATATTCAGCGTGAGGCATATCATCATTGTGAGAAGCATAACCTTGCAATAATTTTGCAGATGACCATTTACCACCTCTCCCGTCCCTCATTCCGTTTCCCGTTGAGTTCCTCAAGTTATATGGCGGTGATGTGAACACCGTACTGACTGAGCCAGTAGGAATGCAAGCCATTGATTCGAGGCAATCACCAAGATATAAGGCGGCAGTCATGTTTTGGTTTTTAATGTTTATTGGTATCACAATCAATCCCTTTCCGTTGTTGTTGGGGCCGTAGCCCCAGTTGGTTAGGCTTCTACTAGCACTAAGGCGGACAGTCCAGCAGCCCTCAGCCGGGCGTTTACTGCTTTAGCTGCCGCGATGTACTCTGCGCTTTGGGCGTCCGCAGTGAAGTCATACAAAGCCTGAGCCGCTTTTTTGTCTTGCGCCAATTCTGGGGTGATTTTGCTCATTGCTGCGGTTACTAATGCTGGCTTTCTCATCCTGTCTCTCCTACTCAATTTTCCGTTGATAGTGGGGCCGTAGCCCCGGTTGGTTTATTATTTGATCAGCTTTGGCTCAAATTCTTCTTGTCCATCCATAATCAGGTAAATGTCACCTGTGAACCCGTGCTCTTTGATCATCTCTTCTGCCTCTTCCATCGTTTTCGCAGAAATGAATAGTCTCCAATCAGCGCCACCTACCAAGTGTGCCGCAGACCCTATCAAAGCATAGCCTCTGAATCTTAAAACCCGTTCTATGTAAGTGCCGCCGGTGATTTTTTTTTCGATTGTTTGGATGTTGTTCATTTTTGTGTTCCCTTTCCTTGCTGGTAAATTATTGTTTGCCTCAACCGCAAAAGAAGTATCTCATCTTACCAGTAAGATAACAAGGGGTTTATCTCAAATAAATGCTAATGGTTGAAATAATTTGCACAAGGGTGATAATTGGGGTACGGCAACCGCCCAGCCGAATAAGTGGGTGAGTTAACAGGGATCATAAAAAATGGCAGAAATCGAGGAGATTTACGAAGACGATCAGGACGAAGTTGAGGAAGAGCTTGATATTGAGGACGCAGCCATCGATGAAGATGAGGGTGAGCCTGAAGATAAAGCCGAATCAGAAGATTCTGACGAAATAATCGTAGCAATCGATGGTGAGGAGTCGCCGCCTCAAGAAGAGCAAGCCGCACCCGAATGGGTCCGAGAGCTTAGACGCGAACACAGGGAGTTAAAGAAACGTAATCGAGAACTGGAGAGCCGGGTAAGCCAATCAACTGAGACCAATCCAGTTGTAACACTTGGCGCAAAGCCTAGCCTTGAAGCTTTAGATTACGACACCGAGAAATACGAGCAGTCGCTGGCTGACTGGTACGAGCGCAAAAGACTCGTCGATGATCAACAGGCCAAGGCCCGCCGCTCCGAAGAGGAGCAGCAACGAGCTTGGAACGCGAAGCTGGAGGGTTACGTTGAGGCCAAGACCAAGTTAAAGGTCAGGGACTATGACGACGCTGAGGAAGTCGCGCAGCAGTTGTTTAACGTAGTTCAACAGGGTGTGATGATTCAAGGTGCTGAGAACCCTGCGTTAGTGATTTATGCTTTGGGTAAGAACCCCAAGAAGGCTAAAGAGCTTGCAGCAATAGACGATCCCGTAAAATTCGCATTTGCGGTGGCAAAATTGGAGAGCCAATTGAAAATTTCAAATCGTAAAGCGGCAACAAAGCCCGAGAAAACATTCTCGGCAACTGCCCCGGCAAGGGGCGCTGTTGACTCAACCCTAGAACGGCTGCGAGAAGAAGCCTCAAAGACAGGTAACATGGATAAGGTCATGGCCTATAAGCGAGCGCAGAAGCAAGCGGCGAAATAACTTTAAAAGGAGCCAATCATGGCTAATAGCTTTTCCAAAGAAGAAAGAGTGGCGTTTGAGAATATTCTTGAAGGTTTCCAAGACGCACTCGTATTAAGCAAGAACGTAGGCATCTACACCACCGATCAGGTGATGATGGAGCGTACAAACGACACCATCTGGCGTCCAATGCCTTATATTGGTGAGTCAATCAATGCCGCTCCCGGCACCGATATCAGCAGTTCTTACAAGAACTTCACCCAGTTGTCTGTTCCTTCAAGCATCAGCTTCAGCAAAGCAGTACCGTTCACTTTGAACGCTCTGGAATTGCGTGACGCTCTGCAAGAAGACAGACTCGGCGCTGCTGCAAAGCAGAAGCTGGCATCTGACATCAACGTA